AAGTCAACATATGTACCATAGTGTGCGTTTTGAGTTATCGTTACCGCACCATCATCCATTGACTCCGTTGGGAGTGCGAATGATGCTTGCTCAGGTGGTTGAACTTGAACAATGTCTTTTTTACCAAGGGTAAAACCAAATAATTTTACGGCGATTTTAGTGCCTCCATTCTATAAAAATTGAGAAAGGCCGAAGCCTTTCTCGTTACACCACACCATCGTCAACTGATTCCCACCATTGATAGGTGAGCGAAACGCTGAATTCTTCAATTGTATCGTTAGAACCCCAATCAACATCAATAGCAGTAACATCTGTTGGGAATAAACCAACAAACTTATACTTCTTCAATGAGTTACCTTGTTTACCAAATTGAGTGACTGAACCATCAACTGTGTAACCAAAAGGTGCAAGTGCGATTGGATTACGGACATTAAGATTGTGACTGTTGATACCGTTCATCCATCTTTCGAAGGCATTACGGATAACAAAGTCTTCATCGTTAATAACTGTAATTGTCCAATCAGCAAAAGTTCTATTGCCTACAAATTTTAACTCACGACCAAAGTATTGTACTGGCACAACACCGAGTGTTGAACCCGGTAATTGTGCAGTTTTACACATGAAAGTTAGTTTTGTTTGAGCGTTACCCGGCGCAGAGAACGCAGGGAACGGCATAGAAACTTCAAATAAATTAGGACGGGCACCGTCCCCTGTCATCTGAGCTCTAAAATCATTTACATTAAATGCCATTTGTTTTCTCCTGTTTCTCTATTTATTAGAACTTACCAACGACTTCATCGAATGATACGCCTGTGCGTACTGCAACGAAGTTAAGTTGGATAAAGTTGATTGAACGAGCAGGTTTGATATAAATGTCACCAATGAATTCATTGCGGTCGATAACTTCACCAGTATTATTGGTTTCGTCACAGACAACACGGAAGTCAGTAATACCACGGCGACCTTGTACATCACGCAAGAACGGTTCTACGAGTGCAACAAACTGTGCTCTTGTAAATTGGTCATTGAATTCGAACATTGAGAAACGAGCTGCTCTTGCAATTGCTTTCTCTAGTACGATAAACAGGCGGCGAACATTGATACGGTCAAACGCAGATGGTTTAGATAACAATGTTTTGTCACCAAACAATACTGTGCCTTCACCTTGGAAGGTTACAATAGGGTTGATGCCTTTAACATACAAATCATCACGGTTTGTCTTAGTTGGATTCCATGCAAGTTTGATAGAATTCTTAATGATACCACGATTCAGACCACCAGGTGAGAACCATGGGTCTCTTTCAAGGTCTGTTCTTGCACATAAACCTGCAACGTCACCATTTAATGGAACCCAACGGTATACATCGTTATACTTGTCGTATTGATATTTCCAGTTAGAATCTAAAACGGCATATGAAGAACTTGTTAATGTATCACGATAGGCTCTAATATCTGTTGTTTCAGAACCAGCATTGTCAACGCAATCTGCTTTTTCTGGTGATAAGAATACAACGCAATCTTTGCGTGTTTCTGCCATTGATATTAAACTATCTGCAACTGTTTGACTAGCAGGACCAGAAACAACTAATGCGATATCTACTGATTCAGCAGGATCGAAAGAGTCATAAGCAGTAATTACGTTTGCAGTAGTAATTGTTCCGTCAACACCACCAGATAGTGATACTGTTACGTTGGCAGTTAAGTTTGCAAATGCTGTGTTATTTGCAGTAGAACCCCATGAAGTACCTGTTGCAATTGTGGTTGGATGTGATGCCCAATAAACGTATCTTGATTTGTTTTCTAATACTTGTTTATAGTAATTGTTGTTACCTGAATCATCTTTTGCGTCAGAAGCTTTAGATACAAATCCAAATTTTTCTAGGACTGTTCCTCTTGTACCAGAGAATAATCCGTCTTCGTCAACAACAATAACGTGAACTTCATCAAGTGAGCCGCCTTTGTTTGAAACATAGGTAGATGTGCCTGGTGCTGAAGTAAACTGTGTTGCGTATACCCAACCTGTATATGTGTTTGCATCGGCAACGGAAACTTTTAATGTGTTACCAATAGCTCCTGCATAACGAGCAAAAGCAATACCGTAAGCGGTATTACCAGCAGAAAAGTTATCTAAGTAATCGTCTTCGTTCTTAATCAACGCAACATTGTTAGCACCATTAGCGGTAGCGTTTCTTGTTGTTGTGATATTAGCAGCACGAACAATTTTTAAGTTGGAAGTGTATGCTAAGAAGTTTGCAGCCGAGAACCAATATTCATAATTTGTTGAGTCTGGATTACCGAATGTAGCGGCAAGGCGAACTTCGTCAGATATCGTAATAATTTCACCGATTGGACCCCACGCAAACGGTCCTGCAAATGCGCCAATTGAGGTAGCGACTGAAGGGACAATTGTAGTCAGGTCGATTTCTGATACGTTTACCCCTGGTGAGAGCTGAAATGCCATTGGATTTCTCCTTTAGTTGTGAGTCAATTTTTCTTTTATTGTCTATTTAGTTTTTTAGAAAGTTGAGGATGAGGTATACCCTCTTTCAGACCAAACATCTCCATTAGTACTATCAATAGTGATTTCTTCTTTGAGACCATTATCGAATATACCTACTGGAGCTAAATCTTCATCGACTAACATATTTTGTTCTGCTAACATTAACTTTCTTATGTCAATGTTAGTACTGTCTTTAAAGAATGTCTGTGCCGTCAACCATGCAAAAATAACCAGACCCATCACCAAATCGTCATTATTTCCTTCTTCCGCAGCATAACTGTCACGGATTCGGACAAAAGTATTCATCTCGGCAATAGTATCAAAATCATTTACAATCAGTTTATCGTTTTCTACCAATGTTTTTAAGTTGGCACATCCGATTTTTTTAACTGATTTTGTTGTTTTGATACCAAAAGAAGTATTTTTTCTAAATCCTCCAGAAATACTTTGACCTTTGATGTGATGGTGTTCTAGTTTATAAATGTTTTCGTATTCTAAATCATAGTGTAGAATATCAACCACCTGTTGGCCGATATTATTAGTTTCAATCAAAGCATATGCTTCAGTGTATTTCTTTGCAATCGAATAGATTACAGTTGGGAAAAACAATAAAGGTAATTTATTATTTCTATATTTAGCAACTTGTCTATATGGTGTTTGAGATACATCTAACACATTAATGGTAGAGTAATCTTGTTCAACACCTTCGGCACAATCTACTGTGGCAATATAGAGTCGGTCTTTAATAGGTTCTTCATATATATCAAAACCCTCAATTGAGGATAGTGGGTTATGAAATGCCAGACTGCGGAGTTTGGCACCAGAAATAAGAGTTGCCGATGAACCAATAAATTCTGTTTCAAACTCTTGTCGGAATTGTTCTTCAGAAGTGTTTCGTATCGTTTCATCCTTCCAAGCCGCATCACGACCTGGTACTTGTGACCAATGCACCTCAAGTGGTTTGTAAGTAGAACGACCTTCTATCGCATCCACCCACATCTTGTAGAAATGATTCAATCCGTATGGTGTTGAAACGATAATAACTTTGGTAGTTTTACCAGAGGATATAACAGGGTATGTTGATGTGAAGAATTCATCTGCCATGTTCTTTGGAACGAAAGCGAATTCATCTAAGAAAATTAAGTTGTAAGAACCACCACGAACACCAGATGCTGATGTTGCAAATGCGGCAATTTTAGATTTGTTTTCTAGTTCAATATTACCTTTGTTCCAAACAATAATACCTTGTTGCAACCACAATGGTAAATATTCATATGCATATTGAATACGACCTAGAATTTCACGAGCAAGAGAACCTTTGTTAGCAAGAATGGCAATACTGTAGTCATCTTGAAATAGAACAGACCAAAGCATATAGCCGACAGTTGTAGTTGTTTTACCAACCTGTCGAGGCATCTTTGCAATACAGAAACGATTATCGTGAAATGTTTTGACCATGTCCTCTTGAAACGGCCACATTTCAAATGGAATAAGACCTCTATCTACGTTAACAATCTTAACATAATTTCTGATGAAGTAAACAGGGTCTTCAGTACATTTTATAATCTCGGCAACTTGTTCCTCGGTGTAAGATATTTCTACACCAGTTCGTTTTAAGTTTGCATTGCCAAGATATCCACCGGCTTCTATCATATTATTTAATAATGCTTCTTAACATCCATGCCTTCTTTTGATGAGCACCAAGAAGGTCTTGTAAGAAATTACCTACTGCTGGTTCGTTTGCTTGTTCAGCGGCCGCAATACCTGCACGGAGATGTATAATGAAACGGTCATTGTCTGATTTTAATTGTGCCATCATAGATATTGCAGATGGAATATTATCAACTGCTTCTTCAATATCTGCCAATTCTAAAAATCTTTCCATTGAACCAGGCACATAAGAATCTAAATATCTTACATGTTCTGCAATCAAATCAGTTTGTGCAAATACTTCAGTATAAAATGTGTTTAAGAAATCATGATATTGAGGAAAATTAGAACCTTCAATATTCCAATGATAGTTATGTGACTTCAAATACAAAGCAAAGTTTGTACCTAAAATTACTTTAAGTTGTTGTATAAGTTGTTCCATAATAATCCTATTTATTGTTCTTTAGAAATTTAACAAGTTCAGTTGTTGAACCAACAAACACAGCTTTATCTATGTTGGTGGTAGAATTGCCTTTTGATTGTGTTGGATCCAAATCTCTTTTGCGTTTCTGAATCTCCAACAAATCTTTATTCAAGTCGGCCAAGTTTTTAATCAGTCCTGCGGCAACTTCATATGCTCTTGGATGTTCTGATGCATTGGCAACTAAAAGTAGATTGTCAATCGCACTATTACCTTTTGAAATCAACTCTCTAATATTTGTTCGTGCGAATTCGGCATCATCCTCAACAGGTGTTTTTACTTCAACAATTTCTTTTGTTTGATAATCAATAGGTTCAACATCAAGAACCTCTGATAGCGTTTGATTCAATTTATTCATTATGTAGCCGGTCCATCAGTTATTATTTCAGAAAATCCAAACTCATCATCTGGCTCAGCATTCAATGGTTTTGGTCTTGTGTTTATTGTTGAAAGTAGTAATGGAGTTTTATCAGCAGTTTTAATTGTAAATGTTGCACCAGTAAAGTCACCACGAACAACATCACCAACCTCCAAATAATCATTAAGTGATTGAACAACTAATATGCCATTATTTGCATTACTGAAGTAAACAACTTTGCCATATACATCTTTATCGGTAACTCTGATTGATTCTGAATCAGAGAATCTACCAACACCATTTGCAAAGTCAACATAGACTTGTTGTTCAAGTAAACTATTTGGTTGAATGTATAGATTTGTGTTAGCAGTAGTAATAACTTTACCAGTTTTAACTGGAGGCCAGATATGTCCTTTTGCAGTAAATTCTAAATTCCAAATAATCATTCTGGTGGTCATCATTTCACCTTCATAATCTACCTCATTTGAAACTGAATTCAAAATAATAGGCATATCATATTTTGGATCCATAGCTGGCACAAAATCTACAGTTACACTAAAGTCTGGTGTGAAGAATGGTAAAATTTGTTCTAAGATTTGTGTGCCATCTTCTGTGTTTCTTACATAGATTGATAATGAGAAATCAAAATTATAAGGCACAGGAACATATTGTGTTTTTACCGAAGTTGCATTATTCGCAGAAAAATTACGAACTGTAGTGGGTAATTTTCTACTTGAATCATAACTCATTCCTGTCATATCAAATGAAATTCTAGGAAGAGTTGTTGCAATTGATTTGGTTAGTGTTGGGTCACTAGTCAATCTTGTTATATATTTTTCTTTTGCACCCCAATTCAAAGGAACTTTAATAGTTTCTTTTGCGGTCAACCCATCTTTGGTGTAACGAACCAAATAAATGTCATTGAAAACTGTGCCAAATGCGACAACGATTTTTCTTATTGTTCTATTGTAGAATGGTGCATTACCAAGCATTTTTAAGCCTCACCGAACGGGTTGGATTCACTAAAATCAATTATAGAATCAGATTCGCCTTCAATTAAAGAGTTATCCATAATATCTTCAAACGCAGTATTGTCGTTGTATGATGTGTTTGCAGTACCAAATGAAGTCCAAGATGCACCACTTGTTGCACCTTTTGTTAATGTATTGTTTGCAAAAGTTCCTATTGTACGAATAACATTCAATTTTCTTGTTGCGGCTGTAAAATCATAAACAACTGACTGGAATGTGGCATTTGCCAAAGTTGTTCCTTGGTAAGCAATTTCATCTGCTACAAATGTACCTGAACCGCCTGCGGCTAATGTGAGTTGTGTTCTCGCATATGAA